GTAACTACATCTGATAATAACTTATTAGAAGAAATGACAGACAGATTGTACGACGGGATGTCAAAATTATCGATATTTGAAGATTTAGTAGTACATAGTAGGGAGGTGAGAGTAAACTTAGTGTAATAATTAGATATTTATAGTAAATAATTATTAAGTCATATGTCTAAAAAGTCAAGATTATTTGAAAATCTTTTAAGAAAAATAGTGAGAGAAGAGCTTACAAATGTACTTCGAAGTGAGCTTAAACATCTTACTGAAAAGGAGGAAGAGAGTTTATCACTAACTACGATGTTAGGAGAGGAGGAGCAATCTATGTCTACAGTATCTACATCTAACACTAATTCCAGTACTCGCTCTCCTAAAGTAAAACTCTCAAACAATCCACTCCTTGAAGGACTAATTAACAGTTCTACCCCAATAGGCAATCAAGGATTAGCTTCAGATTTCTTATCCGATAGCTCCCCTACGCACATGCCTGTCGGACTCGAAGGCAAACCCGTAAATTTAAATAATCCAGCCGTACAGGACACTTTAGATATAATAAATAGAGATTACAGTTCCCTCATGTCTAAAATAAATAAGAAATAATATATGGCAACGTCGAGACTCTTTAAATCATACCTACCTGATCAAGAGGAGGATAGAGCAGTCGGAGTGATGTTGCCTCTTAATAAAGACACTTACGAGAGAGTGAGGACAGGTAAGTATATAGTACCTGTTGTTAAGAATGTAGGTGTTTTTACACAATCTTATTCTACCGAAGAACAGGCAATAAGTAATCTTGTAAATTTACTTCTAACTAGGAGAGGAGAAAGACCAATGAATCCGCGTTTTGGATCTCCAATACCGGATTATCAATTTGAACAGAATAGTAGGTCAAATCTATATAAACTTGAAACTGGCGTAGACGAAGCAATAAGATTCTGGCTACCTTACATAGATATATTAAACATAAAAGCGGACTATAGTAATTCCTACGAGGAAATACCATTAAATAATGTTGAAAATACTGTAGCAATATCTATATCTTTTAGAATTACTAAAGCTGGAGCGAATAGGACGATAACCGTTTACACAAACGGAATAGACGTTCCAATATATAATATACAATAATGGGAGTAAGAGCTAATTTAGTCAGGAAAAACGTTAAATACTTAAATAAAGATTTCGGCGAATATCGAAAAGCTTTAATTGAATTCACACGTAATTATTTTCCGAATACCTATAACGATTTTAATGAATCTGATCCCGGTATGATGTTTATTGAACTAGCATCATACGTAGGTGGTGTTCTATCATTTTATACAGATGTACAGTTAAGAGAGTCTCTACTTAGTACAGTAGAGGAGAAGATTAACATGTACAATTTAGCTAGCTCCTTAGGTTATAGGCCTAAAATTACTACTCCTGCATCCGTTGATTTGGACGTATTTCAACTACTTCCCGCTATCGGATCCGGAGGAAATACTTCTCCAGACTGGAGATATGCACTCCAAGTTTCCGCTAATATGACTGTAAGTTCAGATGTCGGCAAAACATTTAGAACAGTAGATTCTATAGATTTCAGATATAGCTCGTCATATAGTCCTACTGAAGTATCTGTTTACTCGTTAGATGATGCTGGAGAGGTTGAGTACTTTATGTTAAAGAAAAACGTAAGAGCCGTATCAGGTAATATTAGAACCAGAACATATACCTTTAACGAGGCAAAACCGTATGATAAAATAGTATTACCGGATACTGATGTACTTGAGATTATCGATATAGTAGATAGCGAGCAAGACACATGGTATGAGGTACCTTATTTAGCGCAGGACTTAGTAGCTAAGGAGGTTCCAAACCTGCCTTTTAATGATTCCGTACTATCACAGTATAGGTCATCTGTTCCCTACTTACTATGTTATGAAAAGAAGGAAAAGAGATTTGTAACAAGATTACGCGCTGATGATAAAGTAGAAATACAATTTGGAGCCGGTATATCTTCTGAAGCAGATGAGGATATAGAACCTAATCCAATGAATGTAGGAATTGGTTTAGATTATTTTGAAAGAGCTGTTGACTTAAGTATAGATCCTAAGAACTTTTTATATACGAGAACATATGGTAAAACTCCTTCTAATACAACTTTAACCGTTAGGTACACTTACGGAGGCGGTCTTTCTGATAACGTACCTGCTAATTCAATAACTACCGTTCAACAGAAATTAATAACATCCCCATCTGACGGTATTAATGCTTCAATTCATAATACAATACAGAGTACATTAGCGGTTAATAATCCACAACCCGCTTGTGGCGGCACTTCACAAAAGTCTATTGAAAACGTTAGAAGGGAAGCGATAGCTAACTTTGCAGCTCAGAATAGAGCAGTAACTAGAGAAGATTATATCGTAAGATCTTATTCAATGCCGGTTAAATACGGTGCTATAGCTAAAGCTTATGTAGAGCAAGACATGCAAATATCTAACGATAGGTTTACTGAATTTTATCCAAATCCTCTTGCTCTAAACCTCTACATACTAGGGTATAACAGTCAGAAGAATTTCGTACCCGCAAACGATGCGATTAAGTTTAATCTTATTAACTATATGAAACAGTATAGAGTCATGACAGACTCTATTAATATAAAAGATGCATTTATAATTAACATAGGAGTAGATTTTGAAATCGTTCCTGATCTAGCCTATAATTCTAACGAAGTACTACTGAGATGTATCAATTCCATGATCGACTATTTTAATAACGATAATATGGAAATTAATAAACCGATATTTATTAGTGATATTATCTGTATTTTAAAGGATATTGAAGGTGTTAGAACAGTAGCTGATATTAAAATATTGAATTTACACGACACCACACAGGGATATTCTGCAAACTATTATGATATAAATAATGCAACTCGAAATGAAATTATATACCCGTCTCTAGACCCGAGCGTATTTGAAGTAAAGTATCCCCAGAGGGATATCGTCGGTAGAGTCGTTAATGCTTAAAAATATTTAATATATGTTTTATGCTCTATATCCAACATTTGATACGACTTTATACGAAAAGTATGAGAGACGTAATACAGGTACGGATGAAATATTAGAATTATGGAAACTGACCGCAGGTACTAGAGATCCTGAAGGGGGAACTTGGGAAGCCACTTATAACTCTAGAATACTTTTACAATTTGATATATCAAATTTAAATTCCCTTCTAAACTCAGGCACAGTATCTAAATCCTCTACATATTATCTCTCACTTAGAGCAACTCAAGCTACTGATTTACCTGTCAATCATAGTGTAGAAATAAGCGCCGTTAGTCAATCTTGGTCAAACGGTAATGGTAGTTATGGAGATTACCCTAACATAACACAAGGCGCATCCTGGAGATATAGAGACGGTTACTTTAACGATATAGGGCAAAGGTGGATAACTGGATCTGGTTTCACGTCTGGTACGACTGGAAGTTATGTATCCAAGTCCGGCGGCGGAACCTGGTATACAGGATCAGGTTACTCAGTAACACATACAATATATTATTCAGATCCAGATTTTAGAGTAGATGTAACTGATATAGTACATAAGTGGTTGAGTGGTTCTATAGATAATAACGGTTTTATAATAAAGCGTACTGATGTAGATGAAGCTAGTTCTACACATTTAGGGAGCGTTAAGTACTTTGGTAAAGATACTCACACTATTTTTATGCCAAAACTTGAAGCAGTTTGGGATAGTAGTACATTATCTGGAACGGGTAGTTTTGTTGAAGTTAATAATTTAGATGAACCGGTTATCTTTGTAAAAAATATAAAACAATCCTACAAGCAGACAGAAAAAGCTAGATTGAGATTAACAACACGAAATAAATACCCAACAAGAACCTACTCTACCAGTAGTAACTTTTTAACAGTTAATAGACTACCTACCTCTTCATTCTATTCCGTCAAAGATACCGTAACAGAATTAGATATAATACCATTTGACACATCTTCAACAAAGATAAGTGTAGATAGTCGAGGAAATTTCTTTGACCTAAATATGAATGCTTTTTTACCTGAAAGGTATTATAGAATTCTATTTAAAGTACAACAAGAAGGCGGAATGGTAGAAAGAATAATTGATAATGATACGTACTTTAAAGTAGTAAGATAGGTGGAAAATAAGAGTAAACAGATAATTAATATAAGCGAAACCGTACCACTATCTAACATTCAGATAAGTTACAATATAGTTAAGGCTAAAGTTGATGAGATTGAGAAAGTGTATGTAACCGATAACGACTATACTCAAAATAAGGAATTAGATGCAAAGACGCTACATACGAACCTTAAGGGCGTGAGTGTGTTACCATTAGAATTTATAAAGACGAATGAAACACCAGTAAATGTAATATTATCAGATAGGTACTTAAAATTAGTACCTAAAAAAACTATCATAAGAGATAGTGAACATAATAAATATATAAGTTATAAATTTGAAGAATTTAATGACCTAATAAGTACTATAGAATTAGGTACATCCCCGTTAGATCTTTATGAGAGTTTAGATAGAGAGGATGAAGTAAATACTAACGATATACTTGAAATCGGAACAATTTTTAGAGTTGTCAACGGTGTTAGACAGCCTGCTGAATACACATACTACATTGTAAGAGAGGGTAATGAGGTTTGTAGAATACCTAATTCTAAAACTACACAAGTACTCTTAATGGAGAGAGGTCTTAAATCTAGAGATGTAGTTGTGTTAGAAGATATTTACCTTAAAGCATTTAATATTACCGGAAACTGCCCTTCTCGAGCAAGCGAATGGATACCGAGATTCGAATTAGACACAGGATTTGCAACACCTGAATTACCAGACTTCGAAGACGAACCAGATAGTGAACCGGAAGAGCAAATATTAAAAATACAGATAGTTAACACAGGATCGAATGGTGAAAATTGCTTCCCAATATGTGGCGGCGGCATAGTAGGATCTACTCCAACACCATCAACCTCTCCACCGGCCTCTCCAAAATACCCTGCAACAGTTAGTGGAGCATTAGCAAAATCACAAGACAAAAAACCAAAAGGCAAAGATGTAGGTATTATAGCTCGCTGTTACACATGTTATCCGGACTCTTCAAACTCCTATCAAGCTACCCCTAAAATGTATTTATCGAATTACACGTATTTAAAGACATTTAATGAGGGTAAAAGTAATCTAAGATCGGGATTAAAAGATCGAAATTTTAAAACAATGAGCAAGACCGTAGGAGGGCATAAAGTTCGTATAAATGTTAAATATGATGGCAGAGACATACCGTATACCCCTAAAGGAGTGTATCAGAGATTTGGAAATTTTGTGTTTCGGGAGGAAGTCGACAATCAAGGCATTAAGAGTGAAACTAAAGAGTATGATTGGAATAGAGCCAATCCAGGTACTAGAATTATAACTAATTTAAGAAATAATGACCTAGCTAACGACTACGACGGAGATAAAAGTAAATTTAAATTTGTAGATTATTACGATTTTGAACAGTGTCGGAATATCAGTAATATTGAAGATTTTATGAAACAGTATGAGGAAAACATTAGAGAAACAGAATTCGATTCACCAAGACCTAAACTCGTACCAAAAGACTCGCTTGACTTAACGGTACCCGACGAAGATGAAGTAGAAAACCTTAATCTAGGCAGTTCAGGTAATGTTACCGGTAGGGATAGGACTGAGCTTGATGAAAACTTACCTATTAATATTAAAACCTTTACTCCGAAAACCGTACAAGATGTTTCAAAGATAAAACCGTACAAACTGCCAATCGGTACATTAGCAAATCCTATTGAAACATCTAAGAGTAGTCAACTTGGTAAACCGGAAATTAAAAGAGGCATAGCAAAGCCGGGATTTGATACGCCATTTAGGACTAAAGTAGGAGAAGGAAGCGGAGGAAGTTCAGAAGTTAACCCAACCGGCGGCAATACTGCCGGATGTTTTCAATGTTCTTAATCTAAAGCATAATTATTAATAAACAGATTAATGTCATTAGACAGGTATACTAACAGAGTTCAGCTTACGGAGAATCACATAAGCAGCAGAGGTAATACATTACCTGATAGCGTTTTAGATGTGATGTCTTATCAAATTGCTGAAGTGTCTAATGTTGTTGATATAACTAATGTTTCGAAGCGAGATATTGTATCTATTGAATCTCACATTTATAATTTAAAAGGTGTTTACGTAACAAGCA